GCTAGAGCAGTCGACGGAGGTGTTCGAGGAGGTGGAATTTTGCCAGTGCCGACCAGTGGAGGTGGGCGGCAGGTGGCGCATGGTGCGCAACCCGCTAAGGGTTTTGTCTCGAGCGGGTTGGAGTGTGCTACCTATGCCAACGACACTGGTACAGCGTTGGGTTCGCTCAGTCGGCTTGTGCGAAATGGTGCTGGGGCGAGGAGTCCCGGTGTTGCAGCGGCTGGGCGAGCTCATGGCTGCCAGAGGATCTGGTCGTTATTACACGACGGATAAACATTACGAGGCACGGAAATTACAACACTGCATCGAACGTGTACGACCCATTGATATAGAGTATTCTACGCGCTTGAGTTTCGAGCGAGCATGGGGCGTGGACCCACAGACCCAAATGCTCATTGAGGACACGTTGACAGTTGAATTTGACGGCCATGTGGACCTGTATCATGAGCAGGCACCACATGCCCGAATCCTGTAACGTGGTTACATTTAGCATTAAACGCAATATGCCTAAGAATCAAGCAGGTGGCAAGAGCAGGCGCGGGCCAGCCCCACGACCTGCGATGCGGAAGCGTCCACAGGCGGCGCGACGCAATTACATTCTTAATAATATTCCAGGCCCGGTACCCATGGGGGTTGGTGCAACAGGCACAAATGCCTCTGTGGGCGCTTTGCGGGTCCGCAACAAGGAGTATTGGTTTACGCTGTCAGTTCCGGATAAGGCCGGCATAAAGACTGTTGGCTTTACGCCGGGCGGATCCGGCATGACAGTGTTGGATGGCTTGGGCTTGATATACGATAATTATCGAGTCAATCGAGCCCAGGTTTACTTGGTTGGTACAGCACCGACCACATCTCCATCAATCGCCAACTGTTGCATAGACTATGAGCCCGGTTTGGCCCCGAAGACGCAAGATAATGTCTTGCGCACAGTGCCTAATGTGACTTTGCCGTTGTACCGCAATGCGTCTCTGGTCGCTAATAAGACCAGAATGATGCGCCGTAATTGGTTTATTACCACTTCAGGCGCAGCAGCTGAACAGAACACGGTGTTTCTGTTAAGCTCGTGGCTTACAGGTACTGCGGCGGAGTCTATATTGGTGTACTGCGATTATGACGTGGAGTTTCGCAACCCTCAGAAGGGTTCCTAGGGAGACGCGGGTCCCCTCCGGGAGGTTTATGTGGGTCAACGGGCGGTATATAGCGTTTGTTTCGAACGCCAAAGGCCGTCGGGCACTAACCCAAAGACCAACTATTATCGTAAAGCTATTAGTGGCCTTCCTAATGGAGTGCTTTCGAGTACTACTAAGTTGACCCCATCTGTTCCCAGCGCCGGCAATGTGTCCATGGATGTCATTAATAACGGCGTGGGAGCGGAAAATTACGAGGGCGACACCGCCTACTTCAGACCGTCCAATGTTACCCATCAACTTAATGTTCAATGGAGTGCTAGACGGGCTCAGTTGGTGCGTGCCTGCGTAACATACACAACCTCCCTGATGGGATCCGTGCAACCAAACGCCATGTTTTATCAGGCAGGATTCCAGCCCAGGGTTGGCTCGCTAACTGTATCAGCTTTTCAGCTGGTTAAGGGCGAAATAGCGACCTGGGCCTGCCAATATGCGGCCCAGGCTATCGATTCTAAATTACCGGAATATGGCGTCAAATTGGACGCGGCGTACATCCGATTCACGTTCTTGATAAGGGGACTGTTGAACCGGGCGGCGACCGCCTGGACGTTGCGCTTTGTCCACGATGGATCAGAAATGTCCATGGTGAAACAACTGCCCTTCAATGTCACTCCCGGAGAGGGTGCGTTTGAGTACAGTTATGATTATGGCGTTGACGTTAATGCCCGCATTTGGCAATACGCCACCATGCCTACTCGTGCGGATTTGCAGCATGAGGATGAATTGTGGCGGCGAGCGGCTTTTAGAGATAAAATGAGCCAGGCTCGCCACGAGTTCACCATGCAGATTGCGCAACTACAACTATTACAACAACCACCTGAGGCTGGCATAGAGTCGCCTTCAGGTGAATCATAATTCGCGCTCGCGCGGATCCCGGATGGACTGGTGGCCGGATTGGCATTGACGACGGTGGTTTAGCCTTGGTCGTCAATGCGGCTCCGATCACCTTTAGCACCGATTTTACCAGGTTGGGCTGGGAGGCTGAAAAGTCTCCGCCC